AAAGACATTATCAGAACCTGTTGTTAGTGCTAATCCTGCACTTGTTCCGACTGCCACATTCCTTGTTCCTGTGGTGTTTGCTGCTAAAGAATTATAACCTACTGCTGTGTTGTTTGACGCTGTGGTGTTTGCGTTTAGAGCGTTCATGCCCACCGCTGTATTAGAAGCGCCTGTGGTATTATCATTCATAGAGGCAGTACCTACCGAAGTATTACTTGCTCCTGTGGTTGTTTGTCCTAAAGCGTGAACACCTACTCCTACATTATTACTAGCTGTGGTATTAGCATCTAAAGCATAAGCACCTAATCCAACATTTGAATCACCTGTGGTGTTTGCTCCTAAAGTACTGGTTCCAACTGCTGTGTTATCACTGGCTGTGGTGTTGGCTGTTAAAGCATCTAGTCCAACTGCTACGTTGTTTGAAGCTGTGGTATTGGCTATTAAGGCATCTTTACCAACAGCCGTATTTCCTGCACCTGTGGTGTTTGCTGATAAAGCGTCTTTACCAACGGCTGTATTGTTATCTGCTGTGGTATTAGCGTCTAGTGCTCCATAGCCAACGGCTACATTTGATGCACCTGTAGTATTAGCCTGTAAAGCACTTCTACCTAATGCAGAATTATTAGCACCTGTAGTGTTGCCGAATAAAGAATTTAAGCCTACTGCGCTGTTGCTAGAGCCTGTGGTGTTTGTAACTAAAGCGCTTGAACCCACAGCCGTGTTATTGTCTGCTGTTGTATTCGCTCCGAGTGCATTGTCACCGATAGCGGTGTTGTCTGAGCCTGTGGTGTTAGCGTCTAAAGCTGAATCTCCCACCGCTACATTGTCTGTTCCAGAAGTGTTTGCTGTTAAAGCTGCTGTTCCTACAGCAACATTGTTGCTCGCAGTGGTTGCAGCAAGTAAGGCTGCTGATCCAATGGCTACATTAGAACCACCCGTTGTTATTGCTCCACCAGCATTATCGCCCATTAAAGTATTGTCCGAACCTGTTGTTACAGCATCTCCTGCTGCATAGCCCACGGCAGTATTGTCTGTTCCAGAACTGTTCGCGGTTAAAGCTAGTGTTCCAATCGCGGTGTTGTCAGCAGCCGTTGTTGCTACTAATAAAGCACCAGAGCCAATCGCCACATTATTTCCGCCTGTGGTTAAAGCACCACCAGCATTATCGCCTACTGCTGTGTTATCCGAGCCAGTCGTGACTGCATCAAGGGATGCTTCACCAATGGCTACATTGTCTGTTCCTGTCGTTAGGGCTGTGCCTAAGTTACCTGAACCTAGTCCTACATTGCCTGTACCACCTGTTAGGTCTAATACATCGGTCACTGCTGCGCCTGCTCCTGCACCATCAGCAACCACCATCTTAATTCCGCCATTCGGAATAACGACATTAGCGCCTGTGCCTTGTGATATTGAAACCGCGTATCCAGAAGAGTTCTGAATTACCCATGTTTTATTAACTGTATTAGGAGCAAGGGTTACTGTGTTTAACGCAGTAATTGATCCTGCAAGAGTAAGGGAATAGGCCCTGGCTGCATCTGCTGCACCATCTGCCATTGTAATGGTGTGCGAAGTTCCTGTGATTGTTTCTGAACCACTACCCCATGCTTCTGCTATTAGCTCTAAATTTGTGTTTGTTGTTGTACCCCACGTTCCACTACCATCACCAGTAGCCATCTCGTTGAGTCTTAAATCATTTACATATGTACTTGCCATTATCGATCCTCCAATCTTATATGAGTATAACTGTTATAAATTATCTTTTCCATTATTACGCCACTTCCTCCCAACCAGGGCTTTGAGCATCGTCTACAGCGCCCCAACTTGGACTTTGTGAATCATTAACTCCGTCCCATTCTGGATCTTGTCCTGGAACAACTACTCCCCATACCAACACAGAAGTTATTTGTCCTGTTCCCACCACTCCCGTTGGATAAATGTTTGCGTGAGAAGTTGTTGTAAGTGAACCAACTGCACCTGTCGCTGCATCCATTGTAACGGCAATATTGTTAGTACCAATAATGCCAACACTTCCTAATGCTGTTGTTCCTACTACATTAGTTGGATAAACATTCGCATCACCTGTTACAGTCTCATCACCGAGTCCTACTGTTGATGCTGTACCACTAACTCCTTGTATTGCAAATCCAGCAGCAATTATAGTTCCAACTGCTCCTGTTCCCGCAAGACCTGTTTCTACAACATTAGCGTCACCACTAACTGCCTCAGTACCTAAAGCAGTAGTTCCTGCAAGTCCTGTGACCGAAAGATTAGCAACACCCGTAATCGTAAGGGAACTTATCGCACCAGTAGCTGCAACCCCTGTTTCTGCAACATTTGCAGCCCCAGTAATCGTAAGGGAACTTACCGCACCTGTTCCTGCGACCCCTGTCTCAGTAACAATTGCAACCCCTGTCGCAACAACTGTGCCAACAGAACCTGTTGCTGCTACACCTGTCTCTGCGACATTAGCGTCACAACTAACGGTTTCAGTGCCTAAAGCCGAAGTACCTGCTAGTCCTGTTAATGTAACAGTGACATTAACAACAGCAGGTTCGCCCCAAGGACCTGCTCCCCAAGTAGATCGACCCCAACCAGCCATTAGCTGTCCTTACGCTATTCTAATAACAGCGTTACTTGCGTCTGCGGCTGGGAATGTAATCGTAAAGCTGCCTGCTGTACTGGTTTTGTCTCCACCAAAATCAAAAACGGCAACAGATGGATCGCCAGTAGCTGTATCATTATAAATCATACAACCTCTCGCAGTGACAGTAGCTGTTCCAAAAGTCAAATCAGCAAAATCAGTAAACGCAGTAGTGCCTGATGTAGTCGGATTGACATTTGTTAAAGCTGCTCCACCCGCAGTATAGTTTGTTCCCGATGCTTCTTGACCTGTGCTATAGGCTGTAGTAGAAGCGCTCATAGTCGCAGAGCTAGTATATAAAGCGAGCTTGAAAGAGTTTCCTCCAGATGCTTTAAAGTTATGTACCGCTTGCAGAAGCTCACTTTTGAAAGAAGTACACATTGCCTGTGTTATAGCCATTATAGTCTCCTAATAATATTTGCAAGATCTTTATGACCTTGCGATTCTAATTGATTGCCTATTGTACACATGTGGTTTTTAATCGCCTCTTGCATATAATAAACAATGACCTGATGACACACATTTTTAAAAGCATGTGCCTGTGCTTTTATTTCATTCGGAGCAGTATCTGCAACCGAAATTAATCTATCGGTAGCCATTTCAGCTACTTCTTCTACCGTATGGCCTCTATTATGAGTTGTTTTTACACCCAACTCGCCTACAGCCATATCTATTTTAGCTTGGAACATCTCTAATATTTCTTCTTTTTAGAAGATTTTTTCTTCTTTTTAGGGGAAGAATAAACTGCATCATCCCCAGGTCGAAGAAACTTCTTAGGATCACCACGCATTTTATCGCGTCTTGCTGTCATTCCTGGCATTTCTTACTCCTTTAGTATTGGTTGGGTTCTGCGGGTAGAAGACCGTTTGTTTTTGAAACCTTCATATAATCTTTCCTTCCTGAAACCCCAACGAGTTTTTTATTATCCTTTTCCACTTCTGAAAACTTAGTTGTTTTTAAGTCTCCATCTTTTAAATATACCACAGGAGGATTTTGTAACCTGTGATATCCATATAATTTTTCTTTTTCAGAAACATTAGTATCTAACATAGAAGATGTTGCCGCAATAGAAATATCAATTCCTTTGCTCATACACTTTGCCAACCAGAACTCGCAACAAGCTCTTCCCATCTCTCCAAAATGAACATTGGTTGTGTAACTAAAGTCAGCTCCAAACATATTAATTTTTCCTACATTGTTTAATGCAGCAAAAGCAATAGCATAAGCAATAGTATTGTTTAGATACCCACAATTTAATTCAGAAACAACATCATCTAAAGGATAAAGTTCTATTGATGGTGCTCTTTTATCTAACTCACATGAATAAATAGGACACTTTAGTTTGGGTAATAACTTCCTCATAACTTTTGTTTGTGGTCCTGAATCTTCAGTGTCAAAAAATCGAGAAGCTGGATCCATCATAAAAACTCTATCCGATTTTACAACAGCACACATTGAGTTAATTGCCCAGACTTCATCGTATTCTTGACTATGACTAAGCGACATATGGTAGTCGAGTTGGCTTTTACCCATAGCGACAATAGCGATGTTTTTACCTTCTAGTTCTTTAATCATTATAAAATAGACCTAGTTTTATCGTATCTCATCTCTTCTTTGGTGTTTCTTCCTTCTGCCCAAACTTTAAACTGCATCATTTCTTTATCATAATTTTGCTTATAAGTTCCTACTTCTGTCTGATCTAACTTCATAAACAATGCTGCTTGTAACAAACACCCCGATAATAAAACATTGGGTGCGTTAATAGATAGATAGGTGGTTCCATCAGAAGCACCTGCGGTTAAAGAGTTAGGCCTATAAAAATAATGCAATTCAAAACTATAGTCTTCATCAGGCGTTGGTGCTAGGATAAAGGTATCGTTATCAAAATCTGCATAATATTTTGGCGTGCCTGTTGTTGATGCATTCGGTGTGTAATCTCTAATAAAAGAAGGGTGTTTAAGCAAAAGATAAGTATAAACACTAGAACTAATAACAGCCAGGCTAAAGGCTGAAAGAAAATCTGATGGCATTCCTAAATAAGCATTTCCAGAAGAAGCTGTTCCCGTTACATTCTTCTTATAATAATTAAGTTCTACATTCTTCAAAATGTCCTCTTCAGTCACTTTAATAAAGTTATCTAGGTTGTTAGTGAAAGTAGTTCCACTGTCTTCCATGTAGTCTTGTATTGCTGTTTTTAGTGTTGCATAAGTAAAAGACATTATGAGCCTCCTGTAGCTACTATAGTACCAACTTCTCCAGTGCCTTCAACACTCTCAAAATCAGTACCAATTGGATCGTTCGTTGTTGTCATACCGCCAGTTCCTAAATAGACTCCTTTAGAATCAAACTCTGAAATTGTATTGGTAGTGACAACGCCTAAAGAAGCTGTTCTAAAATTTATATCAGGTCGCGGTTCATATAGAGCCTCTGGATCCGCAGTATAAGGAAGAGGTTCTAGTTGTGGACTTTTAGGTTCAAAACACTCAGGACAAGTCTTTAAGTCATTCCATTCTTTTGTCAGTTCTGATAAATGATAACGCCAACCGCATCGATCACAAATTCCATATGCATATTTGCCTGAAGCATATGCCATGATCAGTACCCATAAGAACGCATATTAGGCTTCACCCTTAATGGTCCTCTATCTTCATCTTGAGCTAATGCTCTAGCAAACTCCTCTTCATACATTCCTTTTAAGATTTGTATTCTATCTGGCGCACGTTTTTGAGCTATATAATAAGCTAGGCCTGCAACCAAACAAGGGTAAAACCTAAAAGGAACCTGGACATCATTGGCCGATGCATCTGCGTCTTCTATTCTTAAAATTTGATTCATCTTGATAACATCTGTACTGTTCTCTGGTGCTGGCCATACATATATTTTAGGTGTTTCTTGTTTGTCTAAGAAATATTGTGTGGGTCTAGCTTGAGTCGATTTAGAAGGAATGTTCCAATATTCAGAACGACCTACTTGAGTCATTTGATAATCTGTTGCCACACTGTTTACTGTTCTTCTTAAAACAACATCTAAAACATCAACTACATAACTGTTTAAACTATAAGACTCAGTTCCTTGGGTTAATGTTTGACTGACATTATTAATGGTCCACTGATTCAAACCTCTGTTTGCCCAGTCTGCAAAAAGAATATTTAAAGAACGGCGGGCTGTTCTTGCGTCATAAGTAGTACGCATTTCAAGCCCACATCGTTCGTAGGCCTCCTCGATCCATTCAGCTACATCGGGCTGAAAATCTCTTGATCCAGAAGTAGCCATCCTTATTAGTAGTTCTTAGTGAACTCACACCAAACGGTGTATTCATTCCCAGCATCAGATGTCGATGGAATAACAAAAAGTACATCGCCTGAGTAACCAGATGCTTTAGTATTGGACAAACCGCCAAAGCCACTAAAATCAAACGAATTGTCGTAAGACAATGTTAGAAAAGTAACATCTGTGGTTGCATCCCAATCTAAAGAAGCGGGTGCATCAGGAGCGCCACTAACTGTATACCAAATCTTTTTTAAGGTAACAGTAGAGCAAGCGGTTCCGTCAGGAGCAGCATTCAATGCTGAAACATCAACCAAGGTCGTACTGCTTGCACTTCCATCTGATAAAACTGAAGCATAAACAATAAGTGTTTTTTCTCCGTCAAACTGATTAGTGGGACCTGTGACTGTATTAGCCATAATCTACCCCCTATTAAGCGTCAGCAAATGGTGTTACTAAAGTTCCTGAACCAAGTAGCTGTGCTGCAACATGGTATTTAGCGCTGGCTATTGCAGTAACCACTACAATACTTCCTGCTAAACCGCCTTTAGTTGTGCCGTTTTGTGTAATAACATCATTAGATGCGCCAGAGATAAAAGTTTTACCTGCTGCGCTGTCATCAATGCCGGTATAAGCACCACCGACGAATTTGTCTGTGCCGTCTGTTACGATGTCCATATCTGTTGCTGCCGTGACAACAACAAAAGTGAATTGAGCGCCTAAATTACATAATTGTCCTGGGTCGCCCTTATCAGCAGGTTCTGTTACAACAATGCTGGGAAGTGTAAACACTCCGTCTGCATCATTACATAATAGCGTTCTGCCAGCATGAGCTGCCACTGTGATGGTTGTGTTTGCCGTTAAACTAACGGTTGCTTTGTATCCTGCATTAATAAAACCAGCGAGTGATTTTACAGGACCTGCAAAAGTTGATTGTGCCATAATTAAGTCTCCTTAATAACCCCATCGTCTTTTGGCTTTGTCTGCTAGGCCAGTCGATAGGTAAATATAAAATCCTAGGTAAGAGTTTATATTACTGTTAAATGAGGAAAAGATAAAGGAAAAAAGAAAAAAGGGGCCGAAGCCCCTTTCTCTGTAATACTGAGTAAGAAAGTGTATTACAAACTTCCATTTACTGGTTCTTAAGCGCCTTGCGAGCCATATATGCCACGAGGATTACTCCAACCAAAGCTATAACGTTCTCTAGCCTTGAACCTAACATTTCCGGTATCAAAATCACCTTCCATGTTTGTGCTCATAGGCGATCTCACGAAATGCTTCATGCCGTCTGGACAATCTGTTAATAGAAACCATGCATCAGTATCTGTTAGGAAATGGTTAACAGCATAGCCGTTAGGTATCATTCCCATATTCTTGATTGCATTGATATCATTATCAGACGTTCCGACACGACCTGGCGTTTCGATTAAACGTTCTGCTATGAATTGAAGTTGCGGTGGCACAATTAGCTTCATTCCCTGAAGAGCAAGAGTTAGATTACGATCATCAACAAGAGTTGATATTGTAATTAAACCGTCTTCAAGTGATGTTTCGTTCAAGTCAACTGCGGTACTAGGAGTATTTGAGAAAGTTCCGCCACCCGCTAGGGTATGCGCACTGTTTACCAGTGATAAACCATCTCCACCTGTGTAACTAGAGCTAAAAGCATTATTCAAAACGTTTGCAGCTTTAACCTGTTTGGTGTGAGCCATAGAACGCGCAAGCGCTTTCGTATAACGAGCACCGAGTCGGTCATAGAGGTTATCCTCTACAGCTTCTTCTGTTAATGCAAATGCTAATGCAATAGTTTCATGGGTGTAACGAGCAGTAAAGCCTTCATAGGCTGTATCAAACTCAACTCCATCACCCTCTCTTTTCACTGGGGCATTTCCGAACCCTGCAATAAGAACTTCTTCTTCAAATGCACGGTCTGAGCTTTCGCTCTCGAAAATTTCCTCGTGTTCATTCTCATAACGAGAATACTCCATGCCGAAAAGGGCGTTTAAACCAGGCTCTAATTCTTTAACGAGCTGTGCTCTTGAAATTGCCATTGTCTAATTCTCCTTTATGCTAAACCAACTTGAGCTTGTCTATACAAATGGTTTTGTACTAGAACAAGAACGTTAGTGTTTGCCGTACTAACATCAGAGTTTTGAGGGTCTGTAGATATCTCAATTGCTTTCATTGGCAACGTAGCTGTAGTAGCTCCCGTTGTCACATCAAGCTCAACATTAGATCTACCACTACTGGTATCTCCTACTGTCGACTGGTCTACAATATCAAAATTACCCCACAGATCAGCGACTGGGAAAGCAGCGTCAGCTTGTATTTCATAAACGATATAAGGATCGTCAAAAATAAAAGCGACTGCATCCGTAGCAGCGTTTCCTGGCCAGTAATTGCTCCAAGTGGGCTTACTGGTAGTAGGGTCAGTGTAGTAGCAACCATTAAACACACCAACAATGATATCGCTTGTAGCACTACCACCATCAGCTCTGGCTATTCTTGTAACAATACCAGCTGTGTTTTGGGTCACAATGTCACCATTGTAGATTTTAGTCGTATTAGTAGCATCTCCTGTTGTAATACGATATCTAGATTGACCTCCGTTGAACGGTGAACCGCTAACATGCTTAACTGGACGCAAACCAAATGCGGCGTCTTTATTTGCCATGATAAACTTCTCCGATCACGAGATTAATATTAAGTAACACTTAAGGTTTCCCTTTAGTATTACCGCCAAATGTAACCCTGGACTGCCGACTTTTAGTGATCGGCATTGCAGGATGTTCTTCACGCATGAGGTTATTGTCAACTGCATTCATTTGATTCATTGTTTTATCTTCAAAATACTGATTTCGTTCTTCAGCAATTGATGCATCGATTTTACAAAGCATAAGCCCACCAATTCCGACTACACCTGCGTGTTTGCCGTGGTCAATGGTTGGAACATCAAACTCTGGAATTTCTTCCGGTTTAACTGGTTCCCATCCTTCGCGCATTCGTTGCATGACATTCTTTCGATCTTCCTGACCTCTTATTTCAGTACGAACCCAACGGTATTTTATACCAGGAGGGGGTTCAGGCGTTTTCAAAAGAGAAGGCGGTTCCCAAGGGCGTCTAGCTTCTTGAGTCTCGCGTGTTTCTGAACTTCGAGAAGTTCTGTCAATTTCAACGTTTTCTTCGATTTCAATTTTATCATTCATGAGTTATCTAACCTCGCTTTGTGAACTGCATAATCCTTGAAAGAAACTCCTAAACGTTTAGCTAATTGCTGTTCGCTAGGTGTCAACTCTACCTGATTACGATTTTTCCTGCGTCCATTTGAGTTACCGCGTGATGGTGAAGCAACGGTCTGGACGGGTTTCCCATCGGCTTCCACGTTATTTTCAAAACGATTTGGCAATTCTTGCTTCATCCTTTTGTTAATTTCAGAGTAATAGTCATCTGACTCTGTGTCAAATCCTTCTTGTGCTAACTGTTCATGAACAGCAATAGCTACATTGGTCATTATTTGGTCTTTTCCAAACCAAGTATTCTCATTGGCCCAAGATTTAGCACGCTGTGAAGGAGGATTATAAGCTGGCTGATTTGGATTTTGTCTTTGTTCCAACATGGCCGCTTGTTGTTGTTGAGCGTATATATCTTGTTGAGCATTGTATTGCTCTAGTTCTTGGTTGTACGTTGCAAGCTGTGTTTGATATTGGTCATGTGCAACCTTATCAGCCGATGCAGCAGCCAATATGGACTGGGCTTCAGCAATTTGACCCGCATCGCCCTCTTCCATTGCTTTTTGCAAAGCAATCTTAGAGCCTTCTAATTGAGACTCCACTCTAGCACCAAATTCATTGCCATAACTTTCTGACATTTGTGCTTGTTGGTTTTTAAGGGTTTTGTTTTCTTCGGCAATTTCTTTTGCATATTGAAGAGCTTGTAGCTCTCTTCTTTGGAAATCTTTTGCTTGTTTAACAGCTTTGTTAATTCTGTTTTGTGCTAACTTAGCGCGTTGAGTGGCTTCATCTTCGCCTTTTTCAGCATCTTTTTTAACATGATCGCTAACCTCAAAGTCTTCTTGAACCTTTTCTTCTTCTATCGGAGCAAGACCTTCTAGGTCTTTCCCCTCTAGTTCAATAAAAGTAGATTCTTCAGAGACTGTTTCATTAGCCCTCTTGTTTTCTGGCAATGCTGCCTTTTCAATCTTTTCGTCGGTAATTTCTGGTAATGCTTCAGCCATTTTTTTTCCTTTATAAGCTCTGGATATCGTCAGGGTTTAAAATAGTACCAATGACTTCATCATCATTAATAATTCTAACTTCTGCGCCATCATCTAGTCTAAAACGAGCACCTGCATATCTCCCAATCAAAACCCATTCGCCTTTTTTACACCAAGATTCACCGTTAAATTTTCCAGAATCTTTATAGGCCAATGGTCCGAGTTTTAAAACATACGCAACAACTGTCGCTAAAGCCTCTCTATCAACCACAGAATCTGGCAATACAATGCCACCTTCTGTCATGCCTTTTCCTTTGTATGGCAATACCAATAACCGCCAACCTGTTGGTTGCGGCATTCTTTCTAAAAGGGAGCTGTCTAAAAGAGAAGGATCAAGCACCAGTTCTTTTGGTTCAATGTAAGCATCTTGAGTCGTTGCTTTACCGTTGCTTTCTTCTATTTTTTGCGCTTTATTTTGAGCCTCGCGTTCGGCTAATATATGTTGTGGGACTGCTAGGTCACTCATCAAAACTGTCTCCAGTTGTTTTTTGCAACACTTCTTTTAAATCTGATTCAAAGGAGCGAAGTGCCGTTAACTCTCCAATCAGAAAACGATAATCTTCCATCGTTTTTATTGAACCACTAGACAGATGTTGTGAAACTCGTTCTTGTCTATCTCGAAGTTCTTTTAAAATATACTCCGCTAATCTTATTCCGTCCACTACTTTCTATCTATTTCTCAAAAAAGAACTAAAGTCTAGATTATAGTTAGGCATTTCTTGTCCTTGTTGAGCTATAGCACCTGGTGCAATTCTAGGTCCTCTTTGCTGTGGAGTAAAAAACCCCGGTCCGCTATTAAACATTTGTGGCATTGTCGGTGCTGTCATTGGTGCGCTTGCATTGCCCATATTAAACGCAGCTACAGGTGGTCGCGGTGTAGGCAGTGCCATTTGTTGTACTGGTTGTGGTGCTGGTTGTGCAACTGGTTGGCTTCTTTCTTGAAGCGCTTGAATCAATTGCATCAATCTTTCCATAAATTGATCTTGAGTCGGTTGTGCCGTTTGTTCTGGCTCATCTGGAAAAACCTCTGGCGGCATCCGTTCTATAAGTTCTATAGGGGGACCTCCATCGGGTGCTGTTTCAATGGGATCACCCGGTGCAGGTATATTAAAACGAGGATTGTTTCCTTCAAATCTTGGTAGAGGCATTCCTGGCATTTCATCTGGTTGTGGAGGAATCCCCTCCCTCTCTACTTCAGGCATTGACTTTAATATAGCCAGCATTTCTGGTGTCATTTCTGGCACGGTCCGCGGTTGACGAACCCCCCAGTTCCTCTTTTCTTCTATAGACAGTGGGACAGCTTCTGGGACAGGTGGGTTAGCAAGTCTTTCTGCCTCTAGTTTAGCGAGTCTGAGTTCCGACTCTCTATCCGCACCTTGTCGTTCTTCAGGTGTTCTTGTGTCTGGTGCTAATCGAGGAATAACAGGGGAACTCATAGGTGTTTGTGGCATCGGTATCAAAGGCGGCATTCCAGGTGGAGGTCCGACAGGTTCTGGATCTCTTATTGGCTCCATCATCCCTGGGAACTTTGGTTGTCTTCCTGGGAACTGTGGCATCTCTGGAGGCATTTCCATTATAGGAGCGCCTTCACCAATGTATTGCATAGGTGGTCTGTCATTAATACCCATAAACCTTTCTGGAGTATTAAAATTATCTAATAGCATAGAAGGAGCAGGTATATTAAAACGAGGATTGTTTCCTTCAAATCTTGGGCGATCATCATTGATAAACATTCTTGGTGGTCTTTGTGAAGGAACAGGTGTTGGCAGCATTAAAGTTGATCTTGGCATACCGCCTGCGGCGTATCCTAGCATATATTTTTTACGCATGCCTGGCATCAGAATCTTCCAGCAAATTTGGTGCCACGAATCGCTGCACCTCCACCTCTAGATTTGCCAGCATCCGCACCCGGTTTAGGGGGTCCGCCATTGGCTTCTTGTTTAGGTTGCGCCAAGGGCACACTGCCTTGGTCTTTAATTTTCATTGATTTACTAGCGGCGCCTGGGCTTTTTGGCACTGCGCCTCTGAACTTTGCGGGTCTTGATCTTTGCATTGGTCTTCCTCTTCTTTTTGGCTTTCCCTGCCTTGCTTAATGCAATGGCAATGGATTGTTTCTTCTTGTAGCCTTCTTTCCTCAGTTTCTTTATATTAGCAGAAACTGTTTTGTTTGCACTACCCTTTTTTAGCGGCACTTTTTTTCTTTACTGCTTTTTTCTTTGGCGCTGCTTTTTTAACAGCTTTCTTTTTAGGCGCTGCTTTTTTCTTTGGTTCTTCTTTTTTCTCATCCTTAATGGGTTCTCTGGATTTAATAAGTTGTTCTTTCCTTTTGGGATCACCACGCCAAGCCCTTTCAGCTTGGTGTTCGGCTAATTTCTTTTCTTCTTCAGCCCGTTCTTTTAATTTGTTCTCTTTGTGGGCCGCTTGCATGGCTTGCATTACTGAACTCATGTTCTATTCTCCTTTTGTAAATCGGCAATTTTAAATCGTTCTGCTTGTTCCAATCGATCTTGTGCCGTTTCGTTTTTCATAACTGCAATGTCTTCAGAAAGATTAATGCGATCTTTCGCGATATCGTCCTGTTGATCTACTTTCATTATATCTAAATTTTGTTTTTCTCCAAATTCTTGCTGTTTGCGCTGTAAATCACCGGCCTTAATGTCCAACTCTTGACGTCTAAGTTCCACCAACGGATCTTCTTGTGGTGGTGGCGGAGCAAACTGCTCATTAATTTGTTGCATCAAATCAGCAATAACAGTAGCGACTTGCGCTTGCTGTTGAATTTGCATTTGTTGTTGCAGTTGTTGTTGCTGTTCGGGTGGCAGTTGCATTAATTGCTGTTGCATCTGCATCATTTGTGGGTCTTGTGCCATTTGTTGTTGTACTATTTCTTCCGCTTTTAGCGTGATGTGTTCATACACATGGGCTTGAACCATTGCCATTCCTTGTGGGTTTTGTTGCATAATCGCAGTGCCATAAAGACTCATGTGAGTCGCTATATGGGCATCGTGTTCTTGTCCTTGGAAGGCTTGTGCGCCCTTGCCAATCAACAAAGAAGAGTTTTCATTGCCAGGATCCACCGGTTCCGGTTGGGGCGGTGGGGGCAATAGCGCTTCAATGTTCTGCACATTGAGTGCTTGATACATACGGCGATACGCCTCGTATAGACCCATTTGACCGTGAACCTCTGGATTCGATTGCACCATTTGCAGCATTTGCTGTGCCATCATGACCCGTTGGCTCATCGAGAAGATGTTTGGATCCGAGACTGGAATGATATCGACTCGATCATCAAAGTCAGCTTGTTTAACGTTTTGATCGCCATTGGCGGTCATGTAAGGATAAGAGGGGGGTAGGTACTGGGCAAAAACGGTGGCCAATAATCTAAATTCTATTTTTTGTGCGTAATGCAATCGTTTGTGAATTGCTGACATCACTTTGGTGCCACGCTCCAATAACGCCACCGTGGTACCCACTGGCATTTCTTGATTGGAATCGCCCACTTGAATATCGGCAATGGACGCGAACCGCTTACCGGCATCAACCATCAATCCCAATAAGGACAACAGTGTTTGCGATGGCTCTTTAAACGGTAATGCAACAAAGGCTTCGCGTAAACTGCCACTGGGGGCATCCATGTCGCGAAACTCACCTGGTTGTAAGGGCTGATCGTCGTCCCGGATACGAATACCTCGTGCTTTAAATCCGGCGGGCAAGTTGGCGAGTGTGCCTGCGTCGATCAGCTGACGCAAAATTGAAGTGGAAGCCCGTGAAAGGCCGCCAATCATGTGCGTCAAGCCAAAACCGTAAAAACCAAGTCCTGGAAGGAACTTGTAGTGAACAAAGTATTGTATTTTCTTTTGCATTGGATCGTTCTCGTTCCAATTGCGACGAATGGAGAGCACCGCATTGTTGCGTTTAGACAACGTCACGATGTAGGGCAACTTAATCCCAGTCGGCTCACCCATCTGATCTAAGTCTTCAAACCCAGGGAGATCCAAGTCAGTGTGCATTTCATACAACTCGCAATCGCCACTGTCGTTGCTTGGCTCCACGCCTTGCAACTTATCAATTTCTTCTTGAATGTCTTTATTGTCGTACTGAGCACCCATTGAATTCAATGGCACATCACGATAAAACCCACTGTTTTGTAGCTTCAATACATCGTTCATCGACATCGAAACAATGTTGGTAATCCGCGTCGCGGACTGTAAATCACTGGTGTCGTAAGGCACGACGAGGTTTTCACTGGGGATAAACTTCGATACCGCCCGTCCTAAGTTCTCATCGTAATAGACCTTACGGAAAGCCGATCCTGAAAGGGGTAAGTAGAACAATAACATGTCCGTTTCAGGATCGTATTCTTCCATGACATTCATAATCTGGTAATTCATGTACTCTTTGACTCGACCGGCTTGCGCTTCGGAGTCGGGCGTAACCGCGCCCATAATCTGTGTTTTTACTGGCCCTTGAGAGGGCAGTATCTCGGCATAAGCCTGGGCTTGAAATTGAGTCACGGACTCAGCTAACAAAGGATGCGTAATGCCCGACGCTCCTTCAAAGGGTTGTGAGCGTTCTTCGTATTTCATGCCCAAGTATTCTAGACCATCGCGGTATTGCTGTTCCCATTCGGAACGAGAGCTTAAGTCGTCTTGCACATCACCGACGCATTGATTAAAAATGGTGTTTAACTCTGAATCATCGAGTTCTTCGGCCAGATTGGCGCCAAACTCCACCTCATCAGACATCATGTCGCCTTCACCGACAATAATGTTTCCGTTTTCCAAGGGCGTGATGGCGACGTCTTCACCATTAAACTCGGCTAGGGTGGGATCCTCTAGTTCAATTGTTCGTGAATCGTCGATAACCTCAACTGGCTCTTCTTGAACCGGATATATTCGTTTATCGACTTCCGCCATACTAACGCCCTTGTACTAATTTAAAAAGAAGTGCACTGATCCAATTGCGATATTGGGTCAGCGGACTCATTACTGTGTATTTCATTCTATACTTGAATTTAATAATTTTCATTAAATCCTTTTTTGCATTGTAAATTTCTTTCATTATTAAATATCTTTACTGCCACCAGCAATAGCTTTATCGACCATGCCGCCGTGTGGTTTTGTTACCGTGCCGCCCTTGGAAAAGCCACCAAAAAAATCGCCTAATTCTCCAAATGTCGGATCTTTAAATGTTTTTTGCTCAATCCCGGACTTGTTGAAAGAAGGTGTGTAGGTTACGAACTTATCACCATCTCGGATAAAAGTGTTTGGTGCTTTTTCCGAGACATCAAAAACCTCTTTATAGCCCATTTCCTCCAAAAACTGCCAAGTCATATCATCACCCCTATGGCTCCGTGGAATATTCGGCCACATCCTGTCAAAAGCGCCTATCCTACCAGTCCCCTCCTCTACATATAGATTCTCGCCGGCAATGTCAGACACCACGGGAATAGGTGCCATGCCGGGCTTTTGCCCAGGATTCATCGACTCCCACATGGAGGCAATCCCACCCTTGATCTCTTCTTCTCGGCGCGAGCGTTCAATAGCTGAATCCAAGAGCCTTTGTATTCGTTGTTCTTTAGTTTCTTCCATCAATAATAAATGCGCTGTTGGGGCACATACTCCTCATCTTCTTCATCCGAGTATAGACGAACAAAGTTCCCTTGTCTAAATCTCAATATCGCTTGCGTCATGGAATCGACATAATCGTCATACTCACCAAAAGGAAAAGCGGCACATTCCTCAATCACCTCTTCGGCAAACTTCTTCTTTGGCGCCCAGACCATACCCGATTCAAACACCGGACTGACCGCATGCACACGAGTCACCTTATCATTGCCCCTTGACGGGCGATAATTGACCACCGGTATGCCCATATTCCTTAGTTCCTGAGTCAGAGGCGTACCACTAGCTTGGGCTTCCACCAATACCATTTCAGGTTCCCAATAATGATACTCTTCAGCCGCCACTGCTTTCAGCTCTGGAAAATCCCAACGCCCACGCTTGGCATCGAGCAATATAATCGAATCGCCACTCTCTTCATCGGGCTTAAAAATGCCCCAAGTGGTAATCGCCGAGAAATCAGCCGTTTCATTGCGAGAAAAAGCCGTGTCATAGCTCTGAATGATGTAATCCACTGGCGGAATCTTCTCCTTTTCCCAAACTTGCCACCAATCCCGTTTGATAATCGCTCCTTCTTCGGAAGTGGGGTTCTGCATGTATTGGGCGTTCCACTTGGTCACCGGTAGTGATGCTTTCACCGCTTCGAGTTCCTCCAATTTCCAATACTCAGGCCACAATGGATTGCCCGTGTCTTCAAAAATAGCGGGTAATTCGACCACATGCCACTGATCGGCATGCGTTTCCGTTTGTCGTTTCAACAATTTCGCTGTTAAATCAATGGTCGACCAGCGTGTCATCACAATCACAATGGAACCGCCTGGTTGGAGCCGCTGACGAGGACCAGAAGTATACCATTCATAGGCTGAATCCAGTGCCGAGGGACTCAAAGCGTCTTGTTCGGAGTGCGGATCATCAATGATGAGCAAATCCGCGCCACGACCTGTAATCGCTCCACCGACACCCGCTGCGAAATACTCACCGCCTTTGTTGGTTTCCCAACGCCCAGCCGATTTCGAGTCGGCACGCAGCACCACTTTGGGAAAAACAGCTTTATACTCTTCAGAATCCATAAGATTCCTTACTTTACGACCGAACCGCACGGACAATTCCGAGGTATGGGTGGTTTGCATGATTTTCATGTTGGGATTGAGTCCCATCACCCAGGACGGGAAGTACACG